AAGCCAGAGAAGCTGCTGAGAGAGTGAAAGAAAAAGTATTTAACGTGGAACTGAATGAGTTCTTTGCGAACAATGGTATGCCAGTCAAAAATGCACAGGCATCATGGACTAAATTGCTCAATAATTTTGACTCTGCTCAGGATGTAGGAAGGTTCACAAATCTAATGGGCGCCGTGTTTGATGAAGGGGACCCCATAATCATTCAAGGAATGCAGGCTGCTGTACTGAAACGAGTAAGAGAGAGTTTTATTACTTCTGCTAAAACAGTGTCCGGTACACCGGGTATGAGTTTATCTGGTATTGCTAAGGACTCAGTTACGGGAACTGGTTCTAAGAGACTACTGGAAGCCCTACAAATTGCGTTTCAAGATCGACCCGCAGTAGCCGAGGGTATCATTGACTTACTAGCTAGATCAGGGAATGAACAAGCTTTAGCAACTAGAAGCGGTATTATAGCTGGCTCTGATACAGCAGCTAAGAAAGAGCAACTATATTCCTTTAACAGCCTTATTACTGTATTCCTTGGCCCCTTGAACAGAACAGGAGCCCAAGTAAGGGCGGTAGGTACTAAGATGATACACAGAATGGCTGGGCGGGCCCAATACGAAGATGTTATAGATTTTGTACTAGCCAACCCAGAAGAGTACGCTAGGCTAACTAGAAAGCTTATGGACCAAGAATTTGGTGCAAAGACTGGGTACAGGGGGTTCATAAACGCATCCATAGACCCAGTACTAAGCTCACTAGTTAAAGCTGGTATGGTTGATCCTAATGACGCTCAAGAAATACAACAAAGCCCAGATAGAATATATCAAGCCCTAGAAATGGAAGCTATGGCCACTGAAGAAGTGCAGAAAATTAGGGATAATGCGGGTAGCATCTGGCGGGACATGCAAGACTGGCTGATGACTAGATAAAAATAAACCCCCCGAAGATTGCTCTAAGGGGGGTGCATTTTCGAGATAGGAACCACCCCATCTCTCTCGGGGTAAAGGATCAACTTCAAACCCGATATAAGAATTATAAGACAGCCCGGACTCTGCTGTCAAACACTCTTACCTCTATTCTCCTCTAAAAATATCAACAATCTCTAAAAAAACTAGATATAGGGAGTACAGAGGCCATATTATGGACAGTAGGATTAGTCTCTTTGCCGCTTGATCGTCATCTGACTCAAAGATACACAGAATGAATAGGGCCCCAAGAGCCCATAAAGTAAACGCTATATACTCGTACATATTTCTCCTTCTATTGCGCTGATGCAGCGCCCCAGATGTTGGACCAATCGCCAGTAGTGGCTCCCTTCGCATAGTCCACAACTTTATTTTCAAAGAAGTTTGTATGCGTCACTCCTAGCATACCATCTACCCAGCTTAGTGGGTTCTTCTTCACCTTAAATATACCCTTCATGCCCAGCGCGATTAGGCGTCGATCAGCGATGTACCTAATGTACTTGCGTACCTCTTCCTTAGTCAGTCGCTCCATGTCATTCACGCCAAATGCTAGATCAATGAACTTGTCTTCCATCTCCACCATCTTCTCTGCAATGGTGTAAATCCTACTCTTAGTCTCATCAGTCCACTCACTGCGGTTCTCTTTGATGTACTCGCGGAACAGCTTAATCATGCTCTCTGTGTGCAGGGTCTCGTCAGCAATTGACCAAGCAATAATCTGGCCCATGCCCTTCATCTTACCATTACGAGCGAAGTTAAGTAGCATAACAAAAGACGAGAACAATTGCATGCCCTCAGTGAAGGCAGAGAAGGCGGCAATCTGAGCGGGGGTGTTATCACTCTTCTGTAGCTCTTGGAAGTAGTCGTGCTTCTCAGCCATCTCACCATACTGCAAGAACTCATTGTAAGTGCTCTCTGGCATACCTAGCGTCTCAATCAGATGAGAGTATGCGGCTACATGGATAGCCTCTCGAGCCGCGAAGCTAGAAAGCATCATCCGTATCTCAGGCTGGGGAAACCTTGGTAGATAGTTCTTCACATAAGCCCCCGATACATCAATATCGCCTTGAGTGAAGAAGCGGAATATCTTTGTCAGGAAGTCCTTCTCAGCGACTGTCATGTTCTTTTGCCAGTCCTTAACATCCTCCATCATTGGAACCTCTGTCCAGAGCCAGTGCATCTGCTCGGACTCCATGAACGCATCAAACGCCCATGGGTAATTGAATGGCTTGTAGTAGTCTCTTCCATCCGTCAACTTTAGCTTGGCTTTCACCATTATAATTCTCCTGTAGTTTTATAGTTTTTTATTTAGCCCTCACAGGCAAGGCACACATCACCGTCAGCGATAGCAACCATATCAACATCATCCTCAATACGTCTGCGCTCAATACGAGTACCTACCTTATCTGCCTTACGAAGCTTGTCAGACCGACAATAGTACAGGCTCTTTAGGCCCATCTTCCACGCCAAGAAATGTACGGCATGTAGGTACTTGATATTAACGTCGGGTAAGAAGAACAGATTCAAAGACTGCCCCTGATCAATATGGTCCTGCCTGTCAGCGGCTAACTCAATTAACCATCTCTGATCGATCTCTACTGCTGTCTTGAACACATCCTTGATATCATCATCTATATCTAGGTGCTGGATAGAACCGTCGTTAGCTATGATAGAAGCCCATGTATCATCGTCGTCTAGGCCTAATTCTACGAGCTTAGCTGTTAGAAACTTATTCTTATGGACGTAGGCGCCGCTCATAGTGTCCTGACGGTACACGTTAGCTCGGTAAGGCTCGATAGACGGGCTTGTATTACCCATAATCAGAGATGATGATGCATTAGGTGCAATAGCAGTCCAATGAGAGAACCTACGAGCCACTCCTTGTTCAGCGGCGTCAGCACAGGCCCCTCTAAGCTCTACCAGATAGTGATCTGCCTTGGCACACTGCTCTTCAATGTGCTTAAAGATGTTTTTGTTCCAGACCTTGGCCATAACGCTATCAAACGGGATGTTTTTCTTCTGGAAGAACGCATGGAGCCCTAATGCACCTAGTCCTATACTTCTTTCTCGCATTGCCGAATATCTAGCTCTGGATATCGTATCTGGGGCGGTCTCGATGAAGTGTGTCAGGACGTTATCCAACATCTCCAGAGCATCCTGTATAAACAGGGGGTTGTCCTTCCATTCCTCGTAGTATTCTAGGTTCAGGCTAGACAGACAACATACTGCGGTACGTTCCTTGCTCGTAGGTAAGAATATCTCGGTACAGAGGTTGCTACCGTTTATCTTATGGCCAGCTTCTTGCAACCATGCGGGCATAGCCCTGTTAGCTGTGTCGTTGAAGATTAAGTAAGGTTCACCAGTCGTCATGCGCAGGTCTAGTAGCTTCTGCCATAAGGCTCTGGCTGATACTGTGTCTACTACTTCACCATTATGTGGTGCAACAAGCTCCCAAGTGTCGTCATAGTCACTGTCCTTCATGCTGTTCTCAATTACACGCATGAACTTGTCAGATATATTGACACCGTGGTGCAGGTTTAAGGTACGGTAATTCTGGTCCCCAGTAGGCTTGCGCATCTCCATGAATGAGATGATGTCTGGGTGGCTGATGTCTAAGAAGGCCGCGTAAGAGCCTCTACGGGTTCTACCCTGACGATATGCTAGGCAGGAACTATCATATACGCGCAGATGAGGCATTACGCCCACTGATTTATCATCAACTCCGCGAATACCTACATGTATACCCACACCGCCACCTAGCATTGATAGCCAGTTTACCTCAGACAAGGTGTCTACGAGCCCCTCTGCTGAGTCATCTAGGTAGGACAGGAAGCAACTGATGGGTAGGCCTCGTTTACCCCTGCCATAGGACAGTATAGGGGTGCTATAGGACAGCCAATGCTTAGATGAGTAATCATACAAGCGCTGGGCATGCTCTGGGTTACTTGAAAACTGCTCAGATACAGCAGAAAAGCGCTCTTGAGGGCTAATCTCTTCATCCTTCATATAGCTTTCGCGTAATCGAGTAACGCCTAGCTCATCAAATAGTGCATCACGGGATAGATCGACAGTTATACTCATCGTTTATCCCCACTTCCACCAAGAACACCGCGCTCTTTGCGGTCTTGTAGTTTTTTAGCATTTCGGTGGGCCATAGTACTCATAGAGATACCTAAATCCCGTGCAAGCGCCGCAATGTACCAAAGTACATCCCCAGCCTCATCAGCAATAGCATCAAGGTCCTCTTGAGACATCACACCATTATTATCTCGTAGGCATTTCTTAACTTTACCCGCTACTTCCCCTGACTCTGAGCAGAGGCCCAGTGCTGGGTAGATAACCATATCCCCGACTGGGTAGATGGCTGTCTTAGAAGCTACTTCTTGGTAATCATCAAATGTCATCATTATGCTTCTTCCTTTAATGCTACCTTTAGCGCGTCTAAGTACCAAGAGGCCTTCTGGAGGTCCTGTAGGGGCTTGCCCTTATAGTCGTACCTCCAAAGGTATTTCATCGTGTTTCCCTTGAGGTAGCCTCTAAACTCAATTGGGGACATGCTGGCTTGGATAGCCTCAATAGCCTCCACACTACCATTGTTGTAATGCTGTGGATTATTAACGACATCTTCACTGATGGTATGGGCCTCTTTCATCCAAGACTCTATGCAAGTCTTATCTAAAGCTGGTGCTTTTTCACGCAATGCATTCCAATCTTCTGGGGTAGCGTCATTTAACCTTCTTTGCTTATTCATATCTGTTCTCCTCTTAGTGGTCAGATAATTTTCTTGATTGTTTTTAGGGACTTCTTGTTGTCGGGCTCGTCCATCCATTCCTCGGGGATAAGCTTGTCGGCGTACAAGATGCCCATCTTCTCACATTCATCTCGGTAACGCGACTTTGCTCCCTTACGGATACGAGCATTGGAGTTGCTGAAGACGAAGCGCAGGTCCAAGTCTGGGTACTGTTGCTTTAGAAGTTTATGCTTCTTGCGTGAGTCTAGGTCCCAGCGCCCCTTACTTTCAATTACAATTCCGTTCTCTAAAACGAAGTCAGGGGTGTAGTTGTGCTTGGTTTCAGGGACAGTGTACGGGATTTTAAATGGCTCATACTCTGCGTTGCATCCTGCCTTCTTGAGTTGATCCTGTATCTTCTGCTCTAGCCCAGATCGATAGCCTGCCTGAATAGCTCTTTTAGATGCCGCATAGGGCTTTTTCATACACTACCCCGCTTGCGAGTAGGGTGTGGTTTGAATGGCTCACCTGCTGGGGGGTGCCTCCATAGCTCTGGTAACTTGGCGTAACAAGAGGGGCACAGCACCTTATCTC